GCTACAAGCAATGCCTGATGATGTGAAAAATATCGATAGTATTACTGCTTATCGAGATTACTATATAAAGTATAAGAAAAGTTTCGCAACATGGAAAACAACCACACCAAAGTGGTTTGCTGAAGCGGTCGAATGTCCTTATTAATAACAGAGGAGTGTATTAATTGTGATGTCTGTGTACCAGAATGTCCTAATGATGCTATATACTTTGGCGAGAACTATCCGATGGGTCACCCAAAGTGGAGTGAGGTATATGTCATTGACGGAGATTTATGTACCGAGTGNGTTGGNCATTTTGATACACCACAATGTGTTGAAGTTTGTCCAGTAGATGTCTGTCTACCTGACCCCGATAGAGTTGAAACAGAAGAACAATTATTAGCTAAAATTAAAAAATAAAATGCCAACATACATATTCAGAAACAAAACTACAGGCGTTGAGTGGGAAAAAGATATGCGAATGTCTGAACTCGACACATACAAAGAAGAAAACAACGCTGAGATTATAATCAATTCAGTTAACCTAGTCGGCGGCACTGGTGAAAACATTGACGCCAAGACTGATGATGGTTGGAAAGAAACACTTGCTAAGATTTCAGAAGCACACCCATCTAGTGCCCTCAACAAACAATACGGTAAGACCAGTATCACAGACATAAAGGTCAATCAAGTCAGAGAGAAACACAAGACACTTGCCAAACGCAGAATGGCGAAACAGAACCCAATTAAATAATATGCCACTCGTATAAATAGTAGTATACAAGGAGAACGCTATGGCAGATTTTGATTTTTTAGACGGGTTTGATACTGGTGGTGATTGGGGATTCACAGGAGTTTCAAGTAAACCTTCAGACCAAACAGTCGCAGACACAAAGGCAACACAACAAGTAGTTCAACAGACTGCTGATGGTGTTGGTAAAGCAGTATCTACTGAGATTATATCAAGGTTAGAAACTAAACTAGACAAGATACTTAGAGAAGTATCAACAGCATCAGGTAAGATTGACGATAAACATGAGGTTGAATTAGAGATTGCAAAATCACAAATGGACGATGAGTACGATTTGAGAAAAGACAATCTTGGCAAAATTCAAAAAGAAAAGTTTCAACAGTTAGAGAAACTAATCATCCCATTACTTGTTAAACTTGCCAAATCACCTGAGGCCTATATTCATTGGCCTAATCGTGCAGAAGTAATCGAAGCACAACTCAAAAAAATAGTAGAAATAACTAGAGGATAACGCTTGACAAATGTCTGGTAACCTGATATAATATATCTAATATATTAAGAAGGAGAAAGACATGGCAAAAGCTATTGACAAATCAAAAATGTTTACTGATAAGAAAAGTTTTATCGGTAAGTGTATTCACACATTCAAGTGTATGTTCAACCCTGGCGGTAAAGACTGCGTTAAACTTGGAAAAGATGAACTCAACGCAATGACCAAATCACAACTAGAATTAGTTGGCCGTGACCACGGTATTGAGTTAGATAAACGCAAAACTAAGAAAGTTCTTGTTGAAGAAGTATATGAGGTATTATAATGACTGATGCTTTAAACGATTTAATGAAACTAAAATATCCTGATAATGAGTGGAAAACATTCACTCATGCGCCTATACCTGATAACATGATACCAGAGGTGTTCACAGAAACTATCAACAAGAAAAGATTCTATGTAACACCAGACGGAAATAAGTATCCGTCTATCACAACTGTTCTTGGTGGCAGAGCGAAAGAAGGCATTCAGAAATGGCGTGAACGAGTTGGTGAAGATGCTGCAAATAAAATAATGAGAGCAGCTGCCTCACGAGGAACTGCTGTGCATGAACTTGCTGAGAACTATTTAAATAATGAAGAACTAAAAAATCAAGAGGTGTTACCACTCTTTATGTTCACTCAACTCAAGCCAGAACTTGATAATATAAATAATATTGTTATGCAAGAAGGCGGACTCTATAGTGATANATGGGGTATTGCAGGTCGTGTTGACTGTATCGCTGAGTATGATGGCAAACTAACTGTTATTGATTTTAAAACATCTACAAAAGAAAAGAAAGAAGAATGGATTGAAAACTATTTCATTCAATGTACTGCCTATTGTGAGATGTTTGAAGAAAGATATGGTCAATCAATTGACCAGATTGCTGTACTAATTGTCTGTGAAGATGGTACTCGACAGACATTTGTGAAAGATAAGAAAGATTATTTACCACTATTGCAACCAGCGATAGATGAATTTTGGGCAGAACAAGATACTGCTCAACCCGTCTTGGGCGAAGCGTCAGAACGACTAGTGCCTAGAAGATGGTAAGAATTCTTGTTGACGGTAATGGAGTAAAGGTGATGGACTTGGGTTCGATTCCCAACATCTCCACCAAAGTATTTTGGTCATCCCTAAAATATTTTGGTGGGGATGAAATGGACTTCGACATTGCTATTGAAAGATTACAAGAGAGGATAGTCCTAAGACTTAAAACTAAAACAAAAGCAAACTCTAACCAGTACGCTTTAGCAGCTTAAGTTGCTAAGGGGGTTGCCAGTACCTTCTAACCCAAACTGGCACTAACTCAAGGCAATAATATGAAAAGATTTTTTAAAGAAGTGTACCTTACTGGACACGGTAAAGAAGATAAGAACATATTCAACAGATTTAAAGACACAAAGTTTTACAAAGTAAATGCTGTTGAGCAGAAAGAATTGAAAGATTGTGGCAATGTGAAATATATAAACTTAGATGAGATTAAAATATGAAAATGATAATTACGCCCAACAAGTTTGCAATATTAATAGAAGAATTAGTTAAGACAAAAAGAATGAGCTACATAGATGCTATTCTTCATTATTGTGAAAAGAACGGAATCGACCCGAGCGATTCTAAGAAACTAGTAAACAAAGGACTCAAAGAGAAGTTGACTTATGAGGCACAAAACCTTAATCTACTAAATGTAGAAAAAGTGCCACAACTTCCCATATAAGGAGAATGAATGGTTTTGAAGTATATAAAGTCTATTTGGCAATCAAATTACATTTCACAAGCAAGAACAGAAGTTACGACTTTCATAGACACGGCGGACGAACAACTGCAAAGCTTGAAACCTTCACTAAAAGAAGGGATAGATATTTTTTTCACAAACTTAGTCGCACTTATAACAGCACTACTGTGGTCGATTACTTTGTTAGTAACTTTGTCAATAATACTAATCTATGGGTTGGCGATATTATTGGCTCAACTGGTGACGAAAGTTATAAAGAGTGGTCTAAGAGATTAGAGTCATTACATTATTATTATGAACAAGACATAGANTACATCTTAGAAAGAATGANTGCAAACNAAATAGAGTTTGACGATATATTCACATCACATGACGGGCAACATCCGCCTATATTGAAGATGGTTCTCTCTAAGAAGATATGTGTTGAAACATTTGTGATACTAGAAGATATACTTTCATTTGCAAATAGATTAGATAAAGACATTTTAGAAACAGTATTATGGCCTAAGATGCACGATAGAATGGCAAGATACAAACCATTTTTAAAATACGATACACCGAGATATAAAATAACATTAAGAAAAAAAGTAAAGGAGATATGATGGCTGAAGAAAGAGAAGTAATAGAAGAAAATGTAGAGTCTATTGGAATGACACAGACAATATTGGGTAGTATAATTTTAAAAATTGTATTGCCTATGAAAGTAATTGATGAGATTAATGAGGCGTATGATAAACACTCAAAATCTTTAGAGGCACACAATCAATCGCTTGCTGGAAAGATTGAAGAAGAAAAGTTAGTAACAGATTTATTATCTGAAAACACAAAACAAATCTTTGTACAATGTTTTGCCCAGTATTTAAAGAACATTCAGAAGCCTTGGTGGGGTATCAGTTTGGCAAATGCATGGATAAATGAAATGCGAGAGAATGAATATAATCCATTTCACTACCATACAAGTAAGATGACCGACTTAGGATTATCATCTGTATTAGTCTTAAAACGACCTGAGTCATATGGTAAAGAATATTCGAGAGAAGAACACCCATCAAACGGTTACTTAGAATTTGTTGGCGGCAATCAAGACCCACTTGGCGTATCACAATTTAGAGTAGATGCTCAAGTAGGCGAGTTTTACATATTCCCATACACAATGTTACACGGAGTTTATCCGTTTAATGGTGACGGAATAAGAAGAACTATGTCTTACAATTGTGATTTAATAAAACCAGATGCTGATGCAGAGTTGCAAGCTAGCAAAATGGGAATTGAATAATGTTTAGAATAATAGGTATTTTCTTTTTAGCTTACTTTGTCGTTTGCACAATACCTTTTATATTTGGCATTTATTTAGGGCTAAACGCTTGACAAAGGAAAGAACTTAGTGTATAATATACACATATATCAAGAAACATGCGGAAGTAGTGTAAAAGTAACACGACAGGTTTCCAATCTGTAGTCAGAGGTGCGAACCCTCTCTTCCGCTCCAATTTGAGATATACTTTTGTTATAAATATAAAGGTGCGATATATACAGCACAGAACGATACAATAATAATACAAATACAATCATACGGAGAAAAAATATGACATCAAGTCTATCAGCGTTAAAACGCTCAAACAACTTAGACACCCTAATGGGTGAACTATCAAAGGTTGCAGAACCACAAAAACAATCAAACTCATACCAAGATGATAGATTCTGGAAGCCAGAACTAGACAAATCAGGTAACGGTTATGCTGTTTTTCGTTTCTTACCAGCAGTGCAAGACGAAGATTTGCCATGGGC